TTACGAACTTTTTACTATCCATAGTTTTGAATACTTTTATTTCATCATTTTCTATGTATGAAACTCCAAAACCATGTCCATTATTATTTGTCATATTTTCTAAAGTTGATTGATTAATTGTACCAACCCCTTTAGGAACATTTGCGATAATACACATTACCAGTTACCTCCATTATATTGTTCTATGTTATTTATTTCCATATGATCTGGTTGCATTTGATTATCATCACCATATACCAGTTGCCAACCTAGATTTCTACGTTCCGTATATTTGATCCATTTACGTTCAACTAAATATGCGAACAAGTTTCTATACGTATTTCTATATGCTTTTACCCACAACAAGTAATATTTTAGATTATGCGCTTTATCTCTAGCTATATCTTGATATGTTAGTTGTGATGTATAATGAAACAACGATTGCGCAAATTCTAGATTTTTAAGTAATCTATCTACTTTTAGATTAGATCTAAAATAACGCAATTCTATTGTATTACTTGATACATTTACTGCACCTCTGTTAGGTGATCGTAATTTATGTTTGGCATATCTAGCAAATTCGTTAGGTTTTTGCAAGTAACACCATTGACTATTACTATCTATTGGTCTTTGTGCAATAGCTGCAATAAATTTAGGATTATCATAATGCATAGATAGAAATGCATAATACTGATAGGTATTATTAAACACGTCTTTATCTAAATGTATATGTCCTCCACATGGTCCGTAAAATGCTTTACTCCATTCCGATGCAACTTTAAATGACTGAAATAGATAATCTGTTAATTCTAGTCCAGCACGCCAAGCTCGTAATGTCATAGGCATAGATACATATTCTAAGTCAACTGTAGCGTCATTTTTAACTATCCATACTGGCTCTGAGTTTTTAGTCACTGAACCAAAAGCAATATTTAATTCTGCTAAGAATTTGTATGCTTTTATTCTTGGATTTGATGCTAAGTTAGAAAGATCATTACCAGTATTATCACTATTACAATCTGCATTTTCACAAAATGTTTCTAGTTCTATGTCATGATCCTCATCGTATTCTCTACAATCCTCACATTGCATGTAATTAGAAGAATTATTACGATAAATAATCTCTATTTCCATACCCATTGGTACATATTGCATTAAGCTTGGTAAACTACTTTTACCTTTTGTTACAGATTTATAGTAGTTATTTTCATTCCATTCTTGTTTGTTATACACTATGAATTCTCCAGTATCTGGATTAAAATCCAATACATTATAACCAAATGGTTTATGGGTATAAGGGAATGGTTTTATTGTTTGCGTATTTATAGGGTAGTGATGTCCTGATATTGCAGCATTTCTTATATCACCTTGATATGATCTTTGTTGCACTTTATTAGGAACACTACTTTTTGCATACGCATCTCTCATAGTATCTATTAAACGTTCTAGATTTATTGCCGACAATGTATTTACATTCATAAATCCAGGTATTCTTTTTCTGAAGTAGCTATCTACATATGCTAAATTTATGCTATGCATACCTGTACTATCAACAGTTCGTTTTCTATTACCTTTCATGTTTTATCCTCTACTTTTTCTATAATGTCATGTAGTTTTTTATAACCTTTAACAAAGTCTTGGTCACCTACGTAGTGATTAGGACTTATTTTATATAACGCAATTAAGCTATTAGTAGCTAATTCCTCTATATTTTGGCTATATTTAACTATGTCTTTTGCTAATTTAACATATTCATTATTTGTCACTTTGTTCCTCCATTCTTTCTAATCGTCCAGTAACTATTGCTTGGACATCTAATAGTTGTTCTTTATTACATCTATCTATTAGTTCTATTATTTCGTATAGCAAATGCTCTCCACCTCCATATTTTTAATTGAATGTTATAAAATCTATATAACATAATATCTGTTAGCCAATTACTTAGTACATAAGCACCAACAAGATAAACTGGAACAGATAACCAGAACATTATTTCTATTTTATTCATAACCCAACCTGTAAGTTACTAACAAATTCTGGTTGATTGTTAACAGCTAATTGATAACTGTCAAAAACCTCACGATCATCTGCAACTTTTGTACGCCTAGTTGTTACTCCGTCAATATAGAAAAAGAAATAATAACCTCTATCTCTTTTATTTTTGAAGTATCTAACTTCTTGTATTGTTAGATGATTGTGCACAATACTCCATACATATTTTGTAGGGTATTTTCGTGGTCCACCAAAGTCTGGAAATCGCATAACACGATTACTAATTTGGCGTATAGATGCACCGTTTGGCACATTATATTTTCCGCTCATAATTACCTCCATATAATTATTACAATAAGTATACAACTGTTGTATACCTACTAACACACAACATTGAAATGTGTTAGTAGCTATAGTCCATACCAAAAGATATAAAATATTAGCAAGAAAAGGAAAAAAAAATATATATATATGTTGTCGTCAAGGGCTTAAAAAAATAAAATCAATTAGTGGTCATGTAGGGGAACATAACCACCAATCGATCTCTTATTTACATTGTATTAGCGCATGAATAACATATTCTATGTAGGTCATTTAAACAACCTAGCATTAATGCATCTGTACCACTATGTACAATATTATTTGTAGTAGAACAATGTATACACATTATTTAATACTATCTACGACTAGATTATTAGAAAATACTTTTTCACCAGTTTTAGCATTAGTCCAATTATTAGCTTTAAAATAACCGTCAATCTCAACATGAATACCACTATATGCATTAGCACCTGTTAGCTTAGACAAATCATTATCTGGTGCAAAAGCTTTTAGTTTATTAGTTAAACTATCAACTATATCTTGTAGATTTTCAACTCTATTTAATTTAGCTGATAATTTAAATGCATTAACAAATGCCTCATCTGCACCCTCATAATCTGGTTGAAAGTATAAAGATTGTCCCCAACCTTTATCATTTATTCCTAGTGTTGTAGCATCAAATGTCATTAATGTACCTATTACTATCATTATTATATCCTTTATATATTTGCATATTCATTTTTGAACACACTGTCTATCCCAGTTTGGAAATTTCGGATCGCTACTTACTCGGCGCTTGCGTCGATCTTGTAAGTAGTTTGTCAAGTCAGCGAAAATTGCTTTGCACCGCCTGTGCTGATTGTTTTGGAGTTTTTAGCCAGCGAGTTTACGAGCGTTTCTAAAAAACCAAAAGAATCCTAAAGTGATTTTCGGTGACTTGACTAATAGACTTGCTCAAAAACGCGCGGGGACAAACATTAGCTCAGGTAACTTGAAAAACAACGTTAAACTTTCTTTTTTCGGATAGAGTTTAAGTTTTAGTGACAACGCCTTGGCGCTAAAACTTGCTTTAACTCTAGGGTCCGGGAAAATAAAGTTTTGTGTTGTTTTTGTAGTTCCGTGCTGATTTTGTACAGTTTTTTAATTGGTAGCACAAGTGCTTTCACATGATAGTCAGTGGATTTGCAATTCAGCCAGAACGCTTGCGTTCGTTTCTGAATTGAAACCAATGTCAAGGAGCCAGAACGCTTGCGTTCGTTTCGACTATGACTTGTAAGATGCCATGCTTTCTGTTTAGGCAAACCAAAATTCTGTCCTACTATCTCAAGCAGCCAGCGAGTTTACGAGCGTTTCTGCTTAGAGATTGTGCTCTTTGGACAAGATTTTGGATTCACAGAACGCTTGCGTTCGTAGATTGCCGTTCCGAAAACACCGTTTTGGTGAACTTATACATGGCATCCTACGCAGTTGACTATCATCTGAAAGTGCTTGGGTTACCAATATAGTGCGAAATTTCCACTCTGGGATGACCGTGTGTGGTTCCAGCGTCGTAACTCTTGTTTAGTAAGTTGTTTTGGTAAAGCTTTTATTTTAATAAAAGGTTTCGTACTGCAGTTACGAGACTGTATCTTACTTGGTTTGATTACTTTTCAAAGTAATTGCTTTTGTTTTACTTTGTGCATACAAAGTAATTATAAATGGCGATACGTATATATATGTTTTTTTTTCCTTTTCTTGCTTTAGTAAACAACGAGGGAGGCACGACCGACATTGTTTACAATGGAAGGGGCCTTCTTAGTACACCAATCGAGAGAACAAGACAAACGACAAACATAAGAAGCCCCTTCCCTAACCTAAGGAAAGTCCCCACATTAATTTTGCGAAAACCCTTAAAAACTCTCAAAAACCTATATATAGACTGATTAATAGATATATTGATCATATATCCTTTACTAAGTCCCCTAAACAGAGTCCCATTAGTCCCTTAGTCCACTCTAAAGAGTGGACATAAGTGGACTAACTTTGGCATTCTTAAAAACCCTTATAGCACCTGGACTAAACAAGAAACATAGGTAAACATTTGTGTAAGTTAGTCCAGATGCCTTTGGACTAACTTTTAGTCCAAATCTGTTGGACTAAAATTACAGGTGTTGTAGTATAACAATACGAATATGGAGGAATATGATTATACCAGAGAGACTAAAGCTTTTATTAAAGCATCATCGGCAGGCAGATAACTATCGACAGTTAAAAGTCCTCAAAGGCGAAGACGTTACCAAGCTCAAACCACCTGAATGGCTTATTGAGGATTTTATTATGGAAGAGGGCTTTACGGTGTTGCACTCTGATGCAGGTGTCGGAAAAACATTTTTAGCATTAGACTGGGCTAACACCATAGCTAACGGTTGGACATGGTTTGGTAAGAAGACACAAAAGACCACAGTTTTATATGTCCTAGCCGAAGGAGTTGGGTACTTAGGTGCTCGTGTAACCGCTTGGAAGAATAGGAGAAATGCCTCCATATTTCCACCTGTCTTCTATTACACGAGCGCAGTACCCTTATTTGCTCCACCAGGAAAACTTCCTACAACTGAGCAACTGGATTTTCTTGACCTAGTTGAATCTGTGGACCCAGGACTTATTGTTATTGATACGTTGCAGAGATGTACCGTTGGTGCTAATGAAAACCTACAACAAGATATGGGTCAAGTGGTGGCTATGATAGATACACTAAGGCAAAACTTTAATGCAGCCGTACTAGCGATACACCACGACACAAAATCTGGAGAAAGCATGAGAGGATCTTCTGTTATACGAGCATCAGCAGATACAACGATTCACTTAACTGCACGTGGACAAGACTCTGGCTTTATTGAAATGGAATGCACTAAGCAAAAGGATGCTGAACCATTTAAGCCATGGTCCCTTATGTTGACTGCTGACCAAGAGAGTGGCTCCGCAGGTTTGACTGCGTACCAAGAAGGTGTAAAAGCAAGAGATTACTCCTTACTAAAAGCTTTAGGAGACATTACAACACACAGAGGAGAGAAGTTCTTTAATAAAGCTTGGAGAGAAGCTGCAAATATGGACGGAGGTCGCTTTGAACGTCCAAAGGCTCAGCTTATCAGAGAAGAGCTTGTAGAGCAAACTGGTGAAGGAAGATCTAAACAATATAGTGTAACTAAGGAAGGTTGGGATATAATAGAGAGTGAAACTTCTAGACCTGTTCCTAGAGTTGAACAGGTACAGGAGTCTCTGTTAGAGGAGGACGAATGAGATGCCGAAGTTGTGGTGTAAAACAGATTAACGTGTTTGGCTTACCTTCAGACATTAAAAAAGGGATGTGTAGGTCTTGTCGAGATATCTTGTCTAATACCTGGCGTAAAGCTAAAACTTAGTGTTATAGTAATTTTATGACCGATGAAGTAAAAGCAGGTAGACCTAAAAGATCTGATGCCGATTTGTTGTCTGATAGGGCAAAAGTTAAGGCACAAATATTTGGAGCCAACAATGAAGTTTTTCAATTCGATAAAGATGCAGAAGTATATTTACCTCCACCGCCAGCAAAAAAGGGTACAAGTCTTTGGAAAGCATGGGCTATGGAGTCTTTCCTGGAATGTATTAGGTACGGACTCACCTACACGGAAGCTTGTAAGCGTATCGGTGTTACAAGGAAATGGTGGGAAGAAAACTCGCAGCGACATAAGGACTGGGCTGCTGAAGCACGACAAATTAGATCTGGTGATGCGGTTAAGGATTCCTACCCCGATTTATCGAATATGTCCTTTTCTGAATTTTGCAAATTATATTTTAACGTTGAGTTTGCTCCGCATCAATTTGAGATAGAAAAAAATCTAGCTGATCCTACAGGAAGACTTGTTTTAGTTTTAGGGCATCCTGAGTCTGGTAAATCTACGTTATCAGCTTTGTGGTATCCAATATATAAAATGTGCCAAAACCCAGACATTCGAATTGCCCTGGTTACGAAGTCTGGGGAAAAGGCACAAGACTTGTTAGGTAGAATTAAAAGATATTTAGTTGACCCGCATCTTTATGAAGGCTGCGAAAGAAATCTAATAGAAGATTTTAACGGATTTAAATCACAAAAAGCTGACGGTTTTGGCTGGTCTAAAGACCAGATAACCATACGACAAAGAAAGTCTGGAGAAAGAGATCCGACCGTACAAGCTTTGTCTGTTGGTAAACAGATATATGGATCACGACTTGACTTGCTTATTCTTGATGATGCTTTGACCTTAGAGAATCAACAGACTGATGTTAGGCGTAGAAGAATTGACGAATGGTTTACGCAGGAGGCAAGGTCTAGGGCACAGAGAGGACAAACCTTAGTCAATGGTACAAGAATTCACCCACTAGATAATTATGGACAATGGAAAGAATCTTGGAAAGAACATAGAATATTTAAACATGTTTCTATACCTGCAATTTTAGATGAACATACTGACAAGGAAAAAGCTAATTGGAGCGAGTATTGGTCTTTAGATGGCAAATGGGAACATGATGAAACAATTGATACAGAAGTTTTTATACCTGGACTAAGAGACATACGAAATGAGATATCTTCTAGAGATCCGCTCAGGTGGAAACTTGTGTACCAACAACAAGATGTACAAAACGAAGAAGGTATTTTTAAGCAAGAACTTATAGACAATGCTTTAGAGTTAGGTTCTTCTCGGAGTATTGGTCAAGTGTATCCTGAAGAAATTTTAATACTTGGTATTGATCCAGCAACGACTGGTAGGGCTGCATCAATTTTGCTTGCGTACAATCCTCAAACAGGGGTGAGAACTGTTGTTGACATTTTTGTAGGATTTAGATTAGGTGCTACTGGTGTCAGAAATAAATTAATGTATGAGTTCTGGGAGAAGTATAAAGACCATAGAGTTGCTTATACAGTTATAGAAACAAACTTTGCTCCAACTATCTTAGGAGATGATACTGTGAAACAACGTGCTGAATGGGCAGGTACTAGAATGATACAACATATAACAACTGGTGCTGGTAAAAAACGAGGATCTAAATGGGATGAAGAGTATGGCGTAGGTGCTATGCAATCATTATTTTATAGTGGCTTAATAGCTTTCCCTTCAGCTACCGTACAAGATAAAACAAAACTTGAACCATTGATAGATGATATGCTAGTATTTCCTTGGGCGAAACAACAAGACGCTTTGATCGCTTTGTGGATTGCAAATGGAGAATGTAAGAATTCTTCATTTTTTAGTGTAGATTTAACAAAAGTCGTGTCAAGACGAAATATTCCGCCTATTATAAGAGATAGAATGTTTACAAGGAATAAATGAGCAACTTAAATTTTGGTACACCTTTAGAAAATGCAAGTTCAGCAGGTAGAAACTTATCTCCGTCACAACAATATTGGGACAGGAGAAATCAATTAATTGAAACACATGCTGAGTGGAAAGAACGAGTAAAAGAAATAACAACTGTTGTTAATGGAGAGTGGCACATGCTTTGGGCTAACTTAACTGCAACTGCTGAAGCTCCTTCTGTTGCAAATATTATAGAAATGGGTATACACCATTGGTCTGCTATTGGTGGTGCAGTCATTCCATCCGTAAGAATTCCTGTACCTGTTAATAAAGATTTAAAAGGCGGCGAAAGAGCTGCAAGAAAAAGAGAGCGTAGAACAAAAGAACTATGGTCAAGTTCTAACATTAATGAGCTTATGGCTCAATGGTGGGGCGATTACGCAGGAGCTGGAGCAGCATATTGTGGTGTTTGGGCTGATTTTTCCGAAGACCCTGCTAAAAGAGATCCTTATCTACAACGATTAGACCCTAGATATTGCTATCCAATTAAAGATACTAAAGGAAATATCATTGAATTATTGGTAGCTAAAAAAGTATCTACAGACGTTATCCTTAAACAATATCCTGCTGCTAGAGGAGTCTTAGATCCTAAGATTACAGAAGTAGAGGAATGGTTTTGGTTTTTCCCTGATAAATATATACACATGATTGCTGATGCGTCAAGAGAAGGTATGCAAAAAAGAACAGGCATTATTCTTACAGAAGAAAAGAATAAGCTTGGTAAAGTACCTGTTGTTGAAGTATCAGTTCCGTCTTTTGACGGACAATGCAGGGGAATATTTGATCAAACGAGACACATACTACGAACAATGCACAGGTTAATGACTCTTACAATCACAAGTTCTGAAGAAGAAGTCTATCCACCTGTGTTCGAGTATGATGTTATGAATCCAGATGACTTCGGTCCTGGTGCCGTAATACACGGAAGAAGTCCTGAAGCTCGTATGGAGAGAATGCAATCTCGTAGTCACTTCGATGCAAAAGATTTAATTGGACGACTTGCTTCTGAAGCACGTTCGCAAGCATCTTTTCCTGGTCAACTTAGTGGTGATCCAGGTGCAAGTATTGTTTCTGCTCGTGGTATTGAAGCATCTATGGGACAAATTGATGCACGACTTGCTTTAGCACATAAACAGTTTGAAACGTTCTTAGAAAAAGCTACGCAAATATTGTTAGCTTTTGATGAGCATTACTGTGATGGAGAAAAAACTATTCACGGAGATGCAGCTGACAGAAAGAAACCAGAAATTTTTATACCGTCAAGAGATATTGCAGGTCATTATGACAACAATGTCAGGTACGGTATTGGTGCTGGAACAGATCCATCTAACAGAGAAATGCGACTTGCTATGAATCTTAATCAAAATTTAATATCCAGAGAGACTGCAAGAGATGAAATGGATTTCTTAGAAGACCCTTCTAGGGAAGAAGTGAGAATTGTGAGACAGAGAGTAACAGATTCTCTGATGGAAGGTATTTACCAACAAGCTGCTCAAGGTAATGTACAGATTGCAGCTCAACTGTTGCAAAACATGGGCAAAGAAAATGTAGATTTAAATGAAGTAGTAAATAAATTGTTAGAAGATTTGCAACCTGAAGAACAAGCTTTACCGCAAGGTGCAGCTCCTGGTGGTCCGCCGCAAGGTGGTTTACCGCAAGGTGGTTTACCGCAAGGTGGACAATTACCACCTGAAGCTGCTAGTTTGCCTTCTTTAGGAGCATTAGGTATAGGAGGTTAATATGTCTGAAGGACCGTCACAGATTACTGACTTAGGTGGTTTGCCTTCTGGTGGTAAACAACAAATAGAAAACATGGCAGCTAATGCTGGTATGTCTTTAGGAGTACAAGGAGATAATCCATTACCTGGTGCTGGAGCTCAAAGAATAGCTCCGCAAGCTCCTGGAAGTTTAAGCTTAGGTGGCATTGGAGACTTTGTAGCTAACTCTACTAATCAAGGTGGATTAGCTAGTGATGGTTTACCATTTGGTCAAGGTATGGGAGTTCAAGCTCCTCCTATTACAGAATTAGAACAACAACGAGCAACTGCAATAGATAACGCTATGGACTTGTTTGCAAATTCAAAAATTCCAGCAGTTAGAGCTGCCGCAGCCCAAGTAATTAGAGGAGCAGTTATTTCTCAGTTGCAGGGCGACAATGAGTGATAAACCATTAGAAGATAGATTAAAAGAAGAATCTAAATATTCATTAGAAGACCAAGAATATGATGGTGCTTTAAGTTATCATTTACCATCTAAAAAAGATTTAACAAATTATTATCCTCCTTCTACAGGAAATGTACAAGGCATGGAAAAAGCTATTTTACATACTGTGGGAGAAGTGCCTTCAAATTGGGTTATGAGTTTGACTCCAGAACAACAAAAAGAATTAAGTGACCTTAGTCCAGAAATGATAGAACATCTTCCAAGAGTATATGACTATTACGAAACTGGTACAAGTGTTACAAAAGATATAGAAGATACTGCTAAAAGAAAACTTAATACTAAAGAACTTGCTAGTAAATTTGGAGCAGCCCTTTCAGCAGGGACTCCTGGAATGGCTGGAACTTCTCCTGTTACAAAACCATTTGATCTTGAAAAAGAGTATCAAGAATCTTTAGATGAAGTTACTCAAGAAAAATTAGGAGAAACTTTGTCGTTGTTTGAAACGCAAGATAAAGCAGATGAGATAGTTGTAAACAATAAAATACCTAACAATGTTCAAGAAGGCATGATGGGTAAGTTATGGAATAGAATAAAAGATGCAACAAGTAATGCTTATAAATCAGGAATATATTATGGAGATTCAACTTTTTTTCCTGCAAGAATAAAAGATAATGAAATACCAGAAGATTTATCTAATAGAATAAATCCAATAACTGTAGCAGTAATGGCAGGAAAATATTTAAGTTGGGTTGGTACTGTTTTTGATGGTCAAGATGATGTAAATAAAAGAAATTCAGGATATGAAGAAAATCAAATTTCAGATGTTCAAAAACAAAGAGATCAATCTATTAAAAATTTTCAAACAGTTACTCAAGACCAGACTTGGGAGTCTTTAAGTCAAAACGATCCAATATTTGCTCAGCAAATTCTAGATATGCCTTTTGTGCAAGGAGATGAAGCTAAAGCTAAAGCAATAGTAACTGTAATGATAGAAGCGAACAATCCTCAGTTGATGGATGCTAACAACGAATTTGTAGAAGCTATTCATCAAGCAACTGCAGAACAAATTAAAAAAATTGCTTCTGGAGAAGATACTGTTGGAGAGTTAGTAGTTAATGCTTTGGGTGCGTACTCTAAATATGTTGTAGGAAGTATATCTACAGGAGCTTTTTTACTTGCAACAGAAGATGGAAGACAAATGGCTGCTGAATTTGGTGCTGAATTGGGTAGTAAGGAAGGGAGAAAAGAATATAAAAATTTAATTAAAAAAATGGATTATAAACCTTCAGAAGTTCTTGGTATGAATGGAACTTTTACAGGCTCTATGATGGATATAGGATCTTCTTTTGCATTTGATCCGACAGTATGGTTATTTACACCAGCAACTGGTGTTAGAGGCGGAGCAATAAAACAATTTTCTCATGCAAAATATATAAAAGGGTTTATGAATAGAGGGTTAGGTAAAGCATTTGCTGATGACCTTTATAAAATTTTAAAAGAAGGAACATATTTACAAAAAAAAGAATTGCTTAAAAACTTTTCAGACGCTAATCAAGGTAGATTAAAAAACATTGTTAAAGACGATCTTGCTAGAGAAACTGCTGAAGTTACAAGCGAAAGATTTTATAAAGTTTATACAGATACTTTATTGCAAGGAGATAATCCCTACATATTTCATAAGACTTATTGGAATAGATTTAAATCACAGAGAAATGTAAAGATAATAGGAAAAGCTATTAATGGAGATGGAAAATCTTTAAGAGCTTTTGACAAATTATTAACAACTAAAAATATTTCAACCAAAGTTAATCTTGCTGGTCCTAATGCAAGAAGAAGTGTTATGGAAGCTATTGAAAGCATGGTTCATGGTACTAAGTTGCCTGAAGGAGAAATTAATACTTTACTGCAAACACTAGATGATTCATTAGAAGAATTGTTTCAAGCTACTTTAAATAGTGGAACTAATTTTAATGGAAGCGCTTTAGCTGCACTTAGGTTAAAAATAATTAATCAATCTGATTTAATAAACTTTTTTGAAATGGGAGCTTTAGGAAAAAATTCAAGAAATGTTGTAAAACATTTAGGAGATGACACTACTGTTTCTGGTCAATCTATTAGAAATTTAGATTTAGATGAAATAGCTGATGTCAGACAAGGTGTTGGCAAACCTGCAATTGAATATGGTACAGTCGATAAACTTTTAACAAAAGCTAAAACCAAATTACAAACTTTAAAAGCTGAAGGTGCTGCAGAAGATATTATTTTAGGTCAACAAGCATATATCTCTAAATTACAGAAGAACAAATCAGCAGGTATTGTGAGACCTCGTAAGGGACAGAAACAAGGAGAGATCGTAGATTACGATACATTTGATATAGAGCAATTATTTAATGATGAAAGTTTTATGGGTAATCCTCAAGGTAGAGCTCAAATGCAAAGATTTATGGTTGAGGCTAACGAATTAGCAGGTTTAGTACCAGGATCAAAAGAATCTATAAATGCATCAAAAAATTTTACTAAATTTTTAGATGATTTTAGTTCTCAACTTAACGAAATAGCTGAACAAGCTGGAAAAGGTGTAAATTATAATAAAATGAATATATTTATTAAAAAAGAACATAGAAAACTTTTAAACAAATTAGACAAACAAATGAGAGCTTACGATGAATTGTTAAATACTTCTATCAGGTCACAACAACAACAAGTTATGCAGAAAGCTTTAGACACGCTTGTGTACAAATTAGGATGGGATAAATTTGATAATTTACAAGGCGGTTGGTTTACTTTGTCTAAAGTTGGAGATAACTTATATGATCAAGCATCAAAAATAAAATTTAAAGGACAGAAGTTAGAAAACAACGTAGAAGGAAAACGTATAGCGCAAGCCGAAGCTAAAGGTCAAGAGGTCTTCTACATAGAAAACCCAATAAAAATTATAAAAAACAAAGCTGGAGAAGTTACTGATATAAACATAAATTGGGTAACTCTTAAAGTTATGATGCAGTACAAAGATGAAGTCGGTGCAGCATCAGCAGTTCTTAGGGGACAAGCAAAATATACTGATAGAGCTCAAGGAACTAAATTTATGCTTAACGAAGCAGAAGATGCTTTCTTAGCATCTGGTAGAAAATACGATTCTCGTTTAATAGCTGAACTTAGAAAAAATAAAAAATTTAAAAATACAAATACAGAAACAACAGAAGAACTTATAGAACAATTTATAGGAGACGTTAGAAATACTAGGAGAGCTACTAATCAAGTTGTTGAAGGAGAACTCCCTATAAGTCCCTTAGAATTCTTTGTGATGAATCAAGCCATTGAGGGAAAAAATATAACTGCTTTAATGAGAAAAATTAATGGTAATGTAATTTATCAAGCATTAGAAAATTTTAACAGAGCTTGGATTCTAGATAAAGTTGCAAGACCAGCTACTGCTTTCGTTGCTGCTTTTGACGAAGTGTTCTTTTACAAATCTATTTATGGTTGGAAAGGTACTAGGAGAGATTATCTTTTTAATAGAGGCGTTAGGCAAAATTTAAAAGAAATTAGAAAACTTGGTGGAATTGATGAAGCTATGAAAAATCCAAAATTAGAAAAAGAAATAAATAAATGGGTTAACGATGCTTTAGAAACACAACAACAACTTCCTATAGAAGTTGCGCAACGTTATAAAATGGGATTTGATAACAACGCACCTGTAGAATTATTAAAAAATACAGACGCTGGTTTCTTTCAGTACGCTACTCAACACATTGATTCTTTGTTAAATGATTATGGATTTCAACAATACGCTCAAGTATTAGAAAAAATTAAACAATTAAAAGTCGGTAAAGATTTAACAAAAGCTCAATTAGATGATCTTATTAAAAAGGGAACTGACAAAGATTGGGTAAATTGGTTTGGAACTTCAGATGCAGATTACATAAAAGGTTTAAAAATGTTTGGTTATAAGCAAGGTGAAGGTATGGCTACACATGTAGGACTTAATTTACCACCTGTTCCTTATCAACATTATTTAGTCAATGCTGAAGAAGGTTGGAAGTATTATGAGTCAATGAAAGCATGGTATACATTAGGTGTACCAGCAAACAAAGTAGATAGCGTTTGGAATGCGTTTCTTAAAGCTGCAAAAGAACGAGGAACAAAAACTAATCTAAAAGCTTTACCAGATGCAAACATTATTGGATACATAAGAGTTCCTGGAGTTAAGAAACAAAACGGTTTCTTAGGTGAAAGAGGACTTGCAAAACTTACTGGTAGAGAGACAGGTGTAATGGAGCAGATGTTTGGTAATCCAGCTTGGAACAGAGCTAACTTAATTGCCAACAAAGCTCATGCAACAAGAAAAGAACAATTAATAGCTTTGTTTGATTCTCAAGGAAAAAAAATTATTAACAGTCGAGAGATAGGTCAAGATTTATCTGTGCATGCTCAAGCAATAGATCCAAGATATCAATCAGATATTTGGGGTATGTCTTACTTTGACGAAAATTTATTTAAAGCTGGTTATGTAACTGATGATTACATTGAAGCTTTAGCAGCAGATTATGCTACAAACGAAGTAGACGATATGATGTTAAAGTTTCATTTAAGTACACCATTAGGAAAAGAGTTTAGATCTATTGCACCATTCGGTGGTCCTTGGGCTGATTTCTGGGGAAGATATCTTAAAGACTTAGGTAGGCGTTCTCAATTAAGAGGAAATTGGTGGGCTTATACAGATGAAAAAACTGCAAGTAATTTTGTTAAATCTACAATAAATGACACATTAAATTTTGTGCCAAATCTAAGAAGACATTCTTATATGTCAAGAATAGCAAATACTGAACTTGAGGCAACTTTTAAGAATCCATTACACAATTTTGGTAAAGGATATGGAGAAGAAAACATTAATGTTGATTTCTCTCCTTTAACATTCCTACCTAATGGAAACAACGCTATGTTTGTTATAAATCCAATCGGCGGAATCATACCTGTTATGTTAATTGGGGCTATGATGAATACTCTTGACGATAACAAAGGTATGGAGTTACAAGATACTATAGAGGATCTTTTCCCTTCTCAATCTTTTTTCCCGCCTGAAGAACAATGGAAATATAACACAGGAACAACTGTGAGAAGATTTCTTCTGGGAGGCGGCGTTATAGATTCTGCTGTAAGATCATCAAGATTCGTAGTAGAAGCTCTAGGTATGGGAGAAACTCCTCAATCAATAGAAGATGTTCCGACATCTTTAAAATATGCTAGAACAGAAAATAATTATTTTTATGACAGTACTCCTGTAATTTTAAGTATGGAAACTAATTGGGAAAATATTGGGGATTTTACTAGTTATGTTAACACTATTGCTAAGGCAGCAAGAAACAATGCTGGACTATCTATATCTGGTCAAACAGTAATAAGAATGGGTGTACCAGCAAATGTTGCTTTTTCATCAAGATATGTCGATGTAGCAGATAACTGGATTTCTTTTGGTAAAGACGCTGGTGTGTTTGACGATATTGTGAGACCTGTTTCATTAACAGAATACAGAGCAAATCCTTATAACGAAGACAACAAAATTCAAGTGTTAAATGATATTAGATCCTGGTGGTTTGATTTAGGAAATACTACTGAAGGTAGAGCTAAACAACTTTTATTACAAAGACAACATCCAGAAGTAATTTCTTTAACAATTCCTAGTTACATTGTTACTGAATTAGGTGAAGGATTGCTAGAAGAGAGAGAAGGCAAACTTTATCAACAAGGAGAAGTTTTTAGAACTGGTAATCAAGACAACTCAAATCAATATAAAGATTATTTAGCAGAAGGTTTAATCTCAGTTAGATTACCTGATGAAAAAGTAAAACACATAATTCACGAGAATGCAGGTTTTAATGTTAACGCAGTAAATGTAATTTATGACCGTCTTGCCGAAATTGTCAATGAAAGTGAACTTGAAGAAGCAGAAGCTGTTGCAGAAGGTAAATTTTCTTTAAGCGAAATTTTAATGAATGCTGAGTTAAGAGAAAGTTTTGGTATAGAGCTTGTTTCAGATGATGTAAAAAATATAGAAGAGATAAATGAAAAACTTTTAGTAAAATATTCTCTTGATGAGTTAGGTCCTGACATCGTTGCTTTAATACAAGAAGTAACACAAAACTCTGATTTAGAAATTGTAAATGGAAGTTATAAATCTTATGATTTAATACCACGTTTATATGCTGCACAAAAAGCTGGAAAATTAAATCCTGCATATGTGTTTTCTTCTCAAGACCCTGCTGACCAACAATTTAATAAAGGTATGGCATTGTTGTCAGGTTTAACTAAAGCCAAAATGTTTTTTAATGAAGATGCTGATGGTCCTGAACAATTAGAATTTTTAGAAAGATTTGAAAGTAAAATGTTTGCACTTAAAGAAGAGTGGGAAAGCAACGATGGTCAGATAGCTAACAATGATGATTTACAATATCTTGTAGATGATGTTTTTGAAACATTTACAATCTTTAACCACATTATGGGAGACATTTATTCTTTTGACGGATCAAACGTATTAAGCGGAGAACAATGGTGGAATTTTTATGTTAAGCCAAATTTTAAAGCTCTGTCTTTAGAGTGGAAACAACCTGTCCCAGCTGAAGGTACTGTGAACAACGCTACCTTTAATGTAACTTTAAGTGACCAAGACCAAATAGCAGAGTTTCAAACAATTACTTCTAAGAGACCATTTAAAGCTATAAAGATAAATGCAAACGGCAGTAATGTTCCTGACGGTGACACAATAAATACAAAGTACTCAAATATGGATGTAGATGCAATTCGTGTTATAGGAATTATGGCTTATGAAAGGGGACTAGATCCAACAGAATATCCAGAAGAAAGTGAAATAGCTATTACTCAAAAAGCATTCTTACAACAACTTGTAGATACCTATGAAGGTAGATTGTATTATGTTACTGATACTAGATTTGGTAACGATAATAGAAAAGATCTTTATGGTAGAACTTTAGGTTGGTTGTATATAGAAAATGGATTAGATGGAGATTTAGCAGATGGTACAGGAGAATACGTATTTTTCTCAGACCACTTTAGTCCAGCTGATAACTATTATAATATAAATAGTGATGAGCCTGTTATAGATGGCGATTACACAACAGACAAAGGCAACATTAAATGGGATTTAAGGAAATTTACTGATATGATAGAGGTTGAAAATGATTGATATGACTAAAGACCCATATGAAGGGTATCCACAAACAATAATAGACGCTGATACTATTGTTGGTTACGCTTACAAACATTTAAATAAATATTTAAGAACTAAAGTACTGGGAGAAGATTTCTTACCTGTTTTATTCTCTGTGATAGAACATGAATCTGATGGATTTAATAAATATGTTAAAGCTGCAAAAGATTCTGAATCTTCTTATGGTTTATTCCAGATTAATTGGGGAGTGCACCATGATACAATATACGAAGATTTTCCACAATTTAGAGAAGCAGGAATATCTAATACTGATGTAAAAAACATGAGTATAGATGAACACGCAAAATTTATAGATATTATTGCAGATTTAGATTTTCAATTTCAATACGCAAAATATTTAATGGACATTAGATCAAGTATGGGAGATAACATATTTTCAGATTGGTCTGCTTATACAGATTATCCTACTAGAAAAGATGGATCAGGTCCATATAGACAATACATGAAAAAACATATACCTCCAAGCAACATTTATCTTAATAAAGATGAAAGAGAATTACTTGGGTTTGCACAACAAACTGACGCAGGTGGTCCAAAGACTTATGGCGTTACTGGTGATTTAAGTACATATGAACCAGCTAACTCAAATATGTTTTCAGGAGAGCCAACTGTACCAGAGGAACAATGGAAGCAAATCAAACAATATTATGGTAAAGATTTTTATGATTATGAAACTGATAAATGGCTGCCAGAAGCTGAAGATACTGACGGGTTTAAACAATGGAGTTTGATTTTTGATAATGGTTTAGAGGATGATAACGATGTATCTTATGGTGATTATTTAGATAATTATGGTAGTGTAGGTGCTGCTTCTGAGAAAGTAGAAGAAACATTTGGTAAAGTTACTGCACAAACAGGTTTTTATAATCCATTTAGATTATCTGCATTAAGTGGACCTCCAACTGTTGCTGATACTGTTAAAATTGCAGTTTATGAAAGATATGCAGCCTCTGCTTTTGATCAAGGTTTTTCTAAATCAATTTCTGAAGGAATAGCTTTAACTCATTTAGCAAACCCTTACACTATCGATTTAATGAATAGAGCCGTAACAAGAGGATTAGAAAGTGGACTTGCTTTACCTGAAATGGTAGATCAAGTTTCTCAATCCGTGGCTTCTTACACAAATAACAACGAAACTAAATCTTGGACTTATAGATTACCAGAATTTAAAGATGCAAGAATACCAGAACAAAATGCAATAGCTAAGAGAATAAACGACAAAGTTAGTTCTGTGCTTTTAATTAATGACCCTGGATTAACAGACCAAATAAAGAGATCGTATACAGATTACAAAATTATGAATCCAAATACGCAAGTTTCTATAGAAGATTTTGCTATGCCTTTCATAAAAGATACAAGAAGGTATAACAGAATATATCTACAGAAACCACCACAATTTAGTGAAGAACAATACATAGGACAGTACAGTAGCGCCGTTGGCGGAGTTATGAGTTCAGGAGATCCTAATTACAATAACGCAGTTACAAGTTCAGCATCTGTGGGAGCAACTAATCAAGAAACACAAACTGCTGCTACTTTTGGAAGTCCTGGTGTAGGATTAGGAGATACATTTAGAGACAAGGTATCGGCTTTAGGAGAACGAATAGGAGGAATGTTTAACAAATGAGGAGACAAATATCATTTGACTTTGCACCAGGTAGAAGTGCTGCTTCAGTTATAAAAGAAATTCGAGAAAAAGCAATTAAAGAAGTTATTAAAGCAGAGATTGAATCTGCGCCTAAAGGAACTACTGTAGAAGAAGTTGTTAAGAAAATTCAAATAAATGATGATTCTGCAACAATTACTCCACCTGTAGGAAGTTTTGCTTCTAATCCTGTTATTTCTTCTGATGTAGGAAACTCAACTCCTGATGAAGTAGACCAAGTTTACAATGCAGTAGCAGATAATGATGATCCTCCTAATAGTAGGTTTCCGCAAAGACCTGAACCTGATGAAAAACCAAAATACGTTGATGATAAAGTCATTAGCCCAATTAATAGACCTAGTGAAGCTCAATTTGAAGCAGACGGAGGAGATCCTAATGCTTCTGTACAAGTTTCTACTGGATTAGAATTTGATTTTGCTCCAGGAGTTCCTGCAGAAGATGTTATTAAAGAATCTCAAGAAGCTGTTGCTGAAGGAAGAGAGTCTATATACAACCAACCTAGTGGTGGGTCAGATGATTTTACAGATTATTTTGGATCAGGACTAGGAGCTCCGGGAGGAGAAATACCTACACCAGATGATGTGTACAATCCTCCAAAACCAAAAACTGTAGTACCTCCAGTAGTACCTCCAGTAGTACCTACTGTTGCTTTAACTAATTACGCTAAAGGCGGAACTTGGTACGCAGTTACAGGATATCCTGGTTTACCGGTTGCTTATTTTATTGAATACACTTTGCCTGGCGGAAACAAAATTTATTATTATGCAGATAGATCAGATTTAGATGCTCTAGAAGGAATAGGTTCAGGTAATGAGCCACCTATCGCAGCAACTGTTTCTTATAATGATTTTAAACAAGGAAGAATATCTGGAGGCAGTATTGCCGATGTTGTTGGAACAGATGAAAATTATGCAACTAGAGTAGAAAGAACATTAATGGCTCCTACTGGAGATTTACTTTTACCAGAATGGGCAAACAATGATTTAGAAATAAAAGATTTGTTTTATATTGCAGTTGCTGAACAATGGAGCGACACTAAGTTCTTAAGAGAAATGTCTAAAAAGAATTCTTTTAAAGAAAGATATCCTGCTTTTCAAGATATGCTTTCTTTAACAGGTGGAGATCACGAACAAGCTTTAGTCAACTATCAAGGATATGAAAGAAGAGTTAGAGAACTTAATAATAGGTATGGAGAAGAAACAGACCCAATTGCGTTAGCAGCTGAGTCTATTAAGAAAGGTTTTACTTTAGATGACTTAAGTCAAACTTATGATATTTTTGAAAGAGCAGAACAAAATGCAGGTGCGTTGTTAGCATTTCAAAGTGTTGTAAAAGCAGAAGGTTTAGATTTTGATGTAACAAGCCCACAAGGTATTGTAGACTTCTTTAAAGGAGCTGCTCCTACGCAGATATACGACCTATACGAAGCAAGCTCTATTACTGAACAAGCTTCTAAATTAAATCTAGATAACCTCTCTGTGGAGGAAGCTTTAGAGATAGCTAAAAATACACCAGGTCAATTAACTAATCAACAAGTATCTAGCGCTTTGCAGTCAGCAGCTCAATCACTTCTTAAATTCAGAGAATACATTGATTTAGGAAGCTATGGATTAGATGCTGACCAAGTTATAAACCTATCTTTAGGATACAAAGAGCCAGGTGGTATGACTGAAATAGAAATGGCAAGTGCTATGTCTAGAATAATGCAACAAGACGAAAATTTACAAAATCTTTCTGGTAACTTGTTACAAAACAATAATCTTCAACAAGGTAGACAAATCAGATCTATTGGTTAAAATTGGTAATAACAAGAGATTACTCAAACCTCTTGTTTGAAATAACTGGCTTTGAGTTAAGTAAGTAAAAGAATACCACTCGATCCCTATAAGAGTGCGTAGACATAATAGGAGTAATAATGTCAGAACAACAAGAAGGAGCTGGTTTGTCAAACGAAGAATCTATCCCAAATTTACGCGAAGCTTTAGACAAAGCTACTAGCGATAAAAATACGCTGCAAGATCAATTTAACGAAGTATCAGGTGAACTCAAAGGGATGAAAGCAAAAGAAGCTTTCAGAGCTGGTGGTTTTCAAGATTCTCACGCTGAATTGTTTTTAAAAGCAAACCCTGAAGCAGAAATCAATAATGATACAGTTACAGAGTTTGTTACTTCGTATAATTTAACGCCTCAAAGTGCACCTGTGGAGCAATCTGCTGGTTTAACAGATATAGGAAAAGTTGCTGATAACTCAAGTCCTGCTGTTATTGGAACTGCGGAAGCAGGAAAAATGACTAAGCAGCAATATAAAAAGTTACAAGTATCTGATCCAACTCTTGCACACGAAGCTTTACTAAAAGGAAACGTTCAGATGAGAGAAGACAATTACGTTGCTAACCAAGCTTTTGATAAGTAATTAATAAAAGAAGGGAAGTGACTTAAATGGTCGACTTTACAAGTAACGATACGAATACAACTACGTATAATGATACAGTTTACGCTGCAATCATTAACGATGATATTCTCGATGCTTTACAAGCAGCCGTTGTGACTCCTCCACTTTTAGCTATGTTCGATTTATCAGGACAACCATCTAAAGCAGTAGACATTCCGATAGCTGATGCTGAATCAGCTGCCGCAGTTGCAGAAGGTGCAGAGCTTGCAAATACAGCTCTCTCAACTTCTAAAGCTACTCTTACTGCTTCTGAAGTTGGAATCATGGCAACAATCACAGACGTATTAGACGTATCTTCTATTGCGGCTACTCGTGGTGCTCAAATGAGACAAATGGGTAACGCAATAGCACAAAAGATAGACGTTGATATCTGTGCATTGTTAGCTGGATTCGCAACATCCGTTGGTGGTTCTGGTGCAAACTTATCTCTTGCTAACTTATTCTCAGCAATTTACACTCTAGAAGCAGCTAATGCTCCTGGACCGTATGTGGGTGTTTTACATCCAGTTCAAATTGCTGACTTAAGAACTGCCGTAGAAGGATCCTCTTCAGGAATCTTCACAGGTGGTGGCGTGAGATCAGGTGCTGGCGAAATAGGAACAAACACAGATACTGGATATTTCGGTAACTTTATGGGAATTGATTTTTATCAATCTACCAACGTTCCTACCGCTAACTCTGCCGCTGACCGTGCTGGTGGTGTATTTTCTAAAGATTATGCACTCGGTATGGTACAGAAATGGCCTGCTAAAACAGAAATCATGCGTTGGGCTCCAATTCGTGGTTTCGTTGTAGTAGTGTCATCTATGTATGGCGTTGGAGAAATCGTTGACTCGGCTGGTGTGGAAATCACAACAGACGCTTAGGCGTTTAAAATCTGGGTAGGCAGAAAGTTTTATTGTCGTGTGTTCCTATCAACACACACGACTAAGGAGAATTTATGGCTGAAAAGAAAACAAGAGCTAAAGATGACAAAGGTCAATTTATAGCTGATGATCCAAGCACGCCTGATGTTAATGAAGCTTATGTCCAGGAAGATAAAGATTCTGGATATGTAAACACTAAAAAGTTTAAAAAAATAACTTTAAAGTTTACTGCTCAAGGTAAATATCCTGATGGAAGAAAAGTTCCATTTAAGAATATGAAAACTATGAAAGCTTTACAAGTAGATCCTGACGGAATGATTACAGGAAATGTAGTTCAATTACCTTGGGAAGCTACTGTTAACAACGGTGTAGCAGGAGATCCTAATGACCAAATAGGTCTAAAGAAGTACGAAAGAAAAGGTTTTATTTTCTGTGTTGACTCAGATGGTACACCTTTATTTTCTACTCTTTGGGACGACTGGTCTGAATATGATGCAGTTTACGAAGCTAAAAAAAGAAAAGCATTTCAAGGCGAAGCTGGTAAGTTTGGTGCTAATGCTACGACAAGCAGGACAATGGCTGGTGTCTAAGAAAAAAGATAAACCTAAATTAAAGGACGCTTCCAAATTAATGGAAGATTCTTTTGGTTTAGACAAACATCTCAAACCTAGGGCTTCTGAGTTAGGTGATGAAGACCTAGGTGATGGGATGTTCCAAAAGAAAGTTAGAGTTCATAGAGATGCTGCTGGAGAAGTTTCTCAATTAATTGATGCTGATTCACCTCTAACTAAAGAAGAAGAAATGGCACAAATGAAAGTGTATTCTAAAGTTGCAGAGCAACCTCCTGTAATTAAGCAACCTCCTAGGACAGATAGAGGAAAAGTAATTCATATACTTGCAACTCGACTATTTCAAGACTATGTTAAGAATGCGAGCAATATGACTAGACCGAATCCACTTAGAGATGGTATACCAGGTTGTGCATGCCCTATTAAGAGTGAAATTGGATGTGTGGATTTCTGTGGTCAAGATAAGCTCGGTCCCAGAAAGTGGACGGCATCAGCACAAGAGGTATACGATTGGATAGTAGAGATGGTAAAGCGAAGAGCTAACATAGTGGACTCTAGTAAAGAGAGTAAGTAATGGCAACTGCAGCCGTTGTTCAACAACGCATAAAAGATTACTTATATGGATCTGATTATCTCAAAAGACCTTTTACAGATTTTTTAAATCAAAGCGGAAATGTATCTAATTCAGCCACAGTTATTACTGTTACTAATATAAACAGTTGGGCAGCAGGAGATGTTGTTGAGTTTGCTACTGGAGAACAAGCTTATATAAAAAGCATTGATGTAGACAACAGTAGATTTACTGTTGCTAGAGCTTGGAACGGAACTACCGCAGCAACTGTAACAGATCTAACCGCAATTGAAAAAAATCCTAAGTTTACTCTATCTAAAATAAATAATGCAATTGATTCAATAATAAAAGAATTGTATCCAGAAGTTTATATATTTGGTACTGGTAGTTCAACTGCAAACAAGAACAGTTATTTCTACACAACTAACGATGCTGGACTTAAAGAAATTTTATCAGTTTATTATCCAAGGTCAGGGTCACTTGGTAGTGACGAGCCATGGGTTTTAAATACTTGGAAGATGACAAAGCACATGCATACATCTGGTTTTGCAAACGGCATAGGTATAACTATGTGGGATTATGGAGAGCTATCTCACGGCGATACTTTTTACTACACCTTTAAAAAGAAAATAGGAGCTACTACAGATTTAGATGATAGGCAAGTCGAACTCGTTGTTATCGGTGCAGTCTATAAACTTATGGGCTCTACTGTGCCTTCTAGTACTAACGACACAAGAGATCAACGCCAAGTAGTACAACCAGGACAAGAAGCTAGAGATTCTAATTGGTTTTATGGTGAATATCTAAGAGCTAGAAAAGAAGAGAATATGCGTCTTAAGGAAGAAGAAAGATTTGTTTTAACAAGTAGGCAAACTAGAAGACAAAGAACATATCGTGATTGATGGGTATTTTCACATTAAATTGGGGACTTATAAATATCGTCTAGCAGTCAATGCAGCAGACGACCATTATAAAGCTAGACTACTTCCTCTTAACATTTCAAATGCACAAGTTGTGCAATCATCTGAGCCTAAGTATGACTTAAGACCAGATACTGCCGTATGGGAGTTAACTGACTGGTCAGCTGGTGAAGGTTTTAAAAAGTGGGACAGAGAAAAAGGTAACGCTTACGATTTTAGCACAAACATAGACGCACTACACACTCCTGGAAGTATAAGACTTTCTAAAGGTGTTGAGTCAGCTGGAACTAATGTAAACAAAACAGGTACATTAATTAAAGCATCAGACAAATTACTGCACTTTTCTTCTTCTGATGATTCTGTTGCTACTTACTCTGGTACTTTAGCTAACACAACTTGGGATATACAAGATGCTGCTGGAACAAATATAGCAGATGATGACTTCTTTGCAGTAAGAGGAGATGGAGACGGTAAATATGTATTTATACCAGTTAGTGGAGGACTAAGTGATATATATAGATTTGAAGTACAAGATACTTATACAGATGATTTTGCAGATACAGACAAATGGGTAGACGCAGACAGTCAAGATGTCTTTACAAGACCTTTAGTTAAAATAGGAAGTCATTTGTATGTAGTTCATTTAACAGGAGAAAAGATTTCTGTTATAGAATACAATGCTTTCTCAACTTCTACACCTCCAGTTACTGGTACTGAAATATTTGTAGTGCACGAAGGTAACTTAGACGCTGGAAGTAATCAAGGTATTGTTGCTAGAGGGGACAATGAGTTGTTTGTTTGTGTAAGAACTAAAGCTGGTGAAAGTGTTTTGTATAGAATTGTTCCTGGTACTGCTTTAGGTGATAGCTTTGGAGTAGAAGTAGCTAGAATGCCTGGTTTTTCAGTAGATTGTATTTGGTATGCAGCTGGTGTTCTACTTATGGCTGGTACATCTTCAACTACAGGTATAGACGAAAGAACAATTTATTATGTAAGAGGAACTGAATTTGGTACATTTGGAATTTTAAGGCAAGATGAAGATTTTACTGCAGGTAAATTAGTAACAAGCACAGATGCTTCTCGTATGGATAGAACTTTCTTCTTAGCTCCTACTGGATCATCTGCTAATACTTGGACATTGTTTACTATAGACTTGTTAACTGGAGGTATATTTGGTGGTCCAGAGTTTACGGCAGTAAGAGATCCAAACTCAGTAGTAGATTTTTTAGGAAGAACATTTGTATCTGAAAATAAAGGAAGCTCTAATACACAATCGTATAGAACTGCTGCAACTTTTGCCTCTACTGGATCTCTTTATAGTTCAGTACACGATTTTGATATAGCTGAAGAAAAAACTTTAATGTCTATTAGATTAGCTACAGAGCCATTGCCAGCAAATACCTCTGTGCAAGTTCACTATCAAAAAGACCAAGATGGAACTTGGACATCTGCTGGAACATATAATACAGATGACGGAACAGGAGTTACTTTTAAAATATCTTCTAGTTCTTCTTCTGTTAAGTTTAAAAATTTACAATTAAAAATAACATTAGCAACAAGTAATACTGCAGTTACACCTGTAGTCAGGTCTCTTCAGGTTAGATCTACTCCTTCTGAGTATGTTAAAGAATGGGATTTAGTGCTAGATATAAGCGATGAAGACGCACAAGCGCAAAGTAGGGCATTTAGCGGATCTCAATTAATAGACTACATAAAAGCTGAGGCAAATACAGAAAACATATTAACTTTTCAAAATGGCTATGAGGTTGCAGCTAGTGGCTCTTTCGATACGCATAGTGTAATGATAAGAGAATATAGTTTGCAATTAGATACTCCTGGACAAGGTGTTGCTAATATTAAAATTAGAGAAGTGGAGTAATGTGTATCAACCAATAAGTGATTTTTTTGACCTAAGACCTTCAAGAGAAGCAAGATTTGACGTTACTCGTAGTTTGCAATTTGTAAAAGCAAATGGTGTCAAAAGTAACGTATCTTTGATAACTGAAGATAATCAGACTAAACTTCCTTTTGTGAAAACAAATGGATCAACAAGTAATATTAAATTAAGGATTGGGTAATGGCTGATAAGGTACCTATAAAAGGAACGTTTGATTCTGCTGGTGAAGCAGATGGTTTATCAGAATTTGTATCAGGTGATACTCTTTCTTACACACATGGAGGAACTGGTTTAGCTGCATTAGGATCTGCTTTACAATATTTAAGAACAAATGCTGCTGCTAATGCTATGGAATGGGGAACTGTTGCTGGAGATATTGAAGCAGTAACCGCAGGAGACGGACTTAGTGGCGGAGGAACAAGCGGATCTCCAAGTATTGCTTTAGATTTAAATGAATTAACTGCAGCCGTAGTTAATGTTGCAAACGATAGTATTGCAATAATTGATGCAGATGCTAGTAATGGAAGCAAAAAAGAAGCTATTGCAGACTTAATTACCGCTATCGCTGGTGTGGGTTTAGTAGCTGCCTCTGGAGTTCTAGCATTAGATTTACACGAGCTATCAGCTGCAACTGTTAATGTTGCTAATGATTTTATTGCAATAATTGATGCAGATGATAATTCATCCAAAAAAGAAAGTATTACAGATTTAGTGTCAGGTATGGCTGGAAGTGGTTTAACCGCTACTAACGGTGTGCTAGCTACCTCTGGAGGAGTATCATTGGGATTAGTATTAGCTCTAAGCTAGGAAAGGATAAGTTATGGCAGATGTATTAGAAGGTGTAGTTGGAACTTTAGGAAGTAGCAACGCAGATTTATTAAACGCAGTAGATTCTTCTACTACTGAAACTATTATTGGAATGACTTTTTCTAATGTTAGTGCAAGTAGTGCAGATGTAACAATAGACATTGAAATAGTTAAACAAGGTGGCTCTGTCACTCCACATTTATTAAATGATGTTAGCGTTCCACATGGAACTACACTCGTATGGCAAACTAAAGTAGTTTTAACAACAGGTGATAAAATACAAGGACTGTGTTCGGCAGCTTCAAGTGTAGATTTTACAATTAATTATTTGAAACAAACCTAAGGAATCTAAATGTCCTATATAGGTACACAACCAAATAATGTAAAACAAAATACAGGTTTATACACACCTAGTGAAATACTTGAATTAACTAAAGACGGTAGTTGGGGTGGCTCATTAGAACTTATACAAAGTCAAACAGTAAGTGGTGTATCACAAGTAGATTTTACTTCAATTCAAGAACAAAATTATGATGTGCATTTTGTTACATATAATATTAAACCAAGTGCAGACACTCAAAACTATATAAGATTTTCTAATGATAGTGGTAGTTCTTTTGAAACTGGCAATTATCAATATGCTTTTGAAATACAAGATAGTGCAGGTGGTACTGGTGAAACAAGAAGTACTTCATCTTCACAAATGTATTTA